AGGCGAGAAATTGTATAAATCGAATTATGTTGGTGGTGGTAAAACCCCCAAACGCTGGATTAAAGAACCTCAAATTTGGTTCTGTTTAACGTGTCGTGAGGAATGGCAATGATTTATCGAACGGAACGGAATATTGCCCTGGCAAGAATTAGAACAGCACATGCTGTGATTAAGGGCGGAATGTTCACGATTGAACATCCAAGCCAAGAGAAATCTTCTCAACCATCGACAAAGAACGTGCAGTCGAAATTAACTTTCAAAGGGTTGAGTCCGATGGAGCAATTGCTGCACTGGCGAAACCGAATCTAGATAACCGGAGCGAAAAATCGTAATGCATTCATGAGGTATGTCTTTAGACCTTCATTTCCGGTTGAAAGGCGGAGAAGATGGGAATCCGGGGCTTGTCACGGTGAACCAAGTGAATAGCGTTCTTCGTGAGGGGGTAGGGGAGTTTGGTAGAAATTATAAACATTCTAAGTTTAGAACCCTACGATGGCGAAGCGACGAATGAACGGAAAGCGAAGCAAAATTGAACCTGCAGTAATGACATTGTATGTCCCCACGTCTGCCGTGGGCGGTGTTACACCATCGATTTCAGAATACATCGATTTAAGCCAAGTTGCATCATTAGTCAACAGGCGGTTTTATCGACAGGGATTGAATTGGGCAGTTTCAGGAATTAAGGTATTGAGTCAGACAGGATTTGTCGGGTCGATAACTTGCGCAAAACTCCCTAATACCTGGGTGATGTCTAATGCTTGGGAAAAATCATTCCGAGCATGGCAACGTATGAACAACGAAGCCCTTTCTGAGGCTGAGTCTGTACGTCCAAGATTTTTGGACTTCAAAGTGTATGCAGATAGTGACCATCACGCTGCTGGATATGGAGCCAATCTATTGCCATTGGCTCTTGGTGGCTCGTACACCGTTGGTGAATGGTCACCATCGAAGATTTATGTGCCAACTGCACTAAATGCTACTGCAGCACAAACAACTGATTTTGAATTGATTGCTGCTGGTGCCAGTTTCCCTGGCGTTGGAGCAAGTGGATTGCCTGCGGTATCTCTCATTGAAGGATACGCAGCCAGTCGAGCTTTACCTAACGTACTCGACCCTAATACACCTGCTGATGCAGATGATGCATCTGGCACAACACCAGAGAATTGGATGGCTGCATTGTTTAATGACGGAAACACTCAGACACAAGAAGTCATTGATGATATGACTACTGAAAATAATCTTGCTCCGTATCCATTTGAAAATGATGGTACGGCAATTGATACAATGTATCCAGGAGGCGCAAATCAAGGGACTGGTTTGCAGATTCACGACGTGAATTATATATCGAACACAACCATTGGTGGACAGACCCACATTAAGGGAGGAAATTTCCCATGTGGACTAGTCCGATTCGATATTACAAACTCTGGAGACACAAGCAATCTCATCCTGCAGATAGATTTGATGCCTGGTAGCCATCGTGGCTATCTTGCTGAAAGCATGACGGAGATGTAAAAAATGACAACGACGCCAGGGGAGGCAGCGATTGCTGCAAGTAAGATTGTGGTTATCTTGGACCACATTAAAAATAATCGAATTGAGTATTTGTTATTGGTTGCGCTCGGACACCTTGTCGGAGCAACAGCGTATCTTTCTGAAAGAGTTTCTGGAGTGTGTGCGTAATGGCGAAGTATAATTACGGAAAATCATTTTACTCCAGTGTTCATGGTCGTAAAGTCGTTTATCGATATACGAACAAAAAGAAAAGCACTAAAACACTTGTTGATGCTAAGACGAAGAAGCCTTTTCGTATGAAGTCGCATGGTGCCAAACATTACAAAAAGCCACGTAACTGAGGGGCTAAACAATGGGGTATTCCACATTCTTTGAGATTGGCGGTCACGTTATCGAATCCTACGTTGAAAGCGAAGGTCATCCTGGCAGGCCTTTAGCGAAGAACGTTCTCCTGGACAAAGGAAAACAAATGGGCATACCTAAGCCTTTGCTGAAGGCGGGTGCCAAAGAAATGCAAAAGAGTAGTGGCGTTGATATTTTGAAAATCGCCAATACTCCAGGAAGAGCGAGAAGGGCTGGATGGGCGTTTAGAACTGCAGCCGCACTCGCATTAGTAGACGGTCCACTTCCCGTTGGCGATGCTTTAGCCGCTGGCCTCCTGGTCTCGTACGGAATTTACGAGACGGGAATGATTGTCAAAGATACAAAAGAAGCCGTAGGTTATTGAGATGGACTGCGAACGTTGTGGTTATCGACCACGTCGCATAGACACTTTTTTTGTAGAGGATTACCAGGTAATTCATGTTCGATGTTACAACTGTGACAACGAATGGGTAGAATGATTATAGGCCATGGATGCCTACATTCTAACATGATGAACTTGAAAATCATAAGGAGCCAACTGCAGTATTGTAATCGATGTGGATATTCATACTGCGGGTGTTGGCGATGAAGTGCGCAAAATGTGCGCATGAAGGCGAGAAATTGTATAAATCGAATTATGTTGGTGGTGGTAAAACCCCCAAACGCTGGATTAAAGAACCTCAAATTTGGTTCTGTTTAACGTGTCGTGA